TTGATATCGGGTAGTAGCAAATGTGCTTGAAGACACAAAGCCATATGCGTATCTATCCAGTAATGGTTCGTCGATAAACATTAACTGTTCCTCCCCATCACACGTGCTTGCTCTTTACCAATGGCTCTAGCATTCTGCGCTGCTGTTCTGTTAGTTGTCTGTTGTGGCATTACAATTGTAATATTAGTTGTATTACCACCCTCACGACCACCACGGCCCCCAATAGGCTCAACTTGTCCATCGTTACCCGCCAGGAGGTATGATTTGTTTCCTTCATGATATAGCTCGGGGCCGTCTTCTGCCACTTGATACATCCCACCTCGCATTGTAGGTCCACCACGAGCCCTACCAGGTAGAATGGCATTAACTTCATCCATTGACATGCCACTATAAGTCGTAGGTGTCATACCATTAGGATTGTCTCCTAAGATAAGGGAAGTTCTACCCTCACTACTTGATGCGGTGGTTAGTGAGCCTGCTGTATCACCTCCCTTACCGCCCATTGAGCTCATTGCGCCATATGCAGAGATACCTGTTTGGATCAAGTTCATCCATTTATCGGCTTTTGCTAGTTGCTGTTCTTTCATTGCGGCTGCTTCAAAGCTGCGGGCGGTATTCTCTAAGGAATAACTAGCGTTCTTTAGGTCACCACTGGCACTGTCTAAGTCATAAGCAGTGGTACCCATTTCTTGGGATGACCTAAAGAGTGCATCAGCAGCTTCCGTCATTCCGGAGCCACCTTCACCACCACCACCACTGCAGACACATTCATGCATCATTGTGATGGCTTCACGGAACTCTTCAATTGAGACATCAAAGTCGTCGATGATCTGCTTGAACTCCCCTTGGAGTACCTCCTGCTTTCGCAACAAGACAGTGGGGTCGGGTTGATTCATGCCTGCTTTCAATACACCTGTAGTATTAGCAGTAGTACCAGGAGTACCTTGAGGGGGTGCTTTCTTACCGAAGAGACCACCAGGAGAGAAGATTGATGGTACTTGTCCATTAGTACCTTGGGTGAATGTACTGGTGAGGCTATTACCAATTTGTTTAACTAGAGGATCGATGATGAGCAGATGTGCTAGGGACTTGTAAATCTCCTCAGCCATATCCTTAAAGGTATCTTTTAATGTTTTCGCGCCAGTGAACAGACTCTCCATAGCATCACCCATAGAGTCTGCAATATCTTCCATTCCTTTCGCGATTGGACCAGTCAAGCGTAATTGCTCTTGTAAAAGTGCCTCAAACTCCTTAGCACGTGCTACAATGTCGGTGGCTTCTACATCTGCTTGTTCCAGCTGGAACACAAACTGTTCCAGAGGCTGTTGGATCTTCTCAAAGATCTCTAAGCTGTCAGGACCACTAGCCATTGCCGCAATACGCATTGCCATAACATCAATGGCTTGATTAGCCTTTGTAAGTGCCTTCTCCTGTCTTTCGTAAAGGGAATTTTGTTCCTTAACCATTGCAGCTTCGGCTTTAATTATATCCTTGTGACGATCAGCCGCGATCTTGTGCTTTTCCAACTCGGCGGTAATGGCAATTTCTGTAGCAAGGCGATCAGCTGCATAATCGGCAATTAATTGCTCATCAACACCAACCTCACGGAGTGTTCGTACTTGATCCTCAATCTTGGACACGATCTTGTCATAGAGGTCATATGCCTCTTCACCTTGTTTCGCTGCGGCTAACTCTCTATGTAATTGCCCCAGTTCGAATAGAGCATCTGCATACTTCTCTGTAGCTTTGTCGCCATCCTCCATGACATCTGTAGTTTCGCGGATCCGCTCAGCTAGCTCTGCTAAACCCTGAGCTACACCTGCAGCTGTGGGTATGACATAAATTTGATATTGTGTCGCGAGCATCGCAGATACTTGTGTTAGATCTCCTGTCGCCTTGCCTGCGAGTTTGGCAGCCCAAGCTGCCTCCTCCATCGCGGTTTCGAATTTACGTCCCTTGGCCACCAAAGTTAACGCTAAAGCTAGTTGGTCTGCTGCATCAACAAGTTCCTGAATGCCATTAGCACCATCAACGATATTCTTTTGAAAGTCGGCAGAAAAGAACCTAAATGAATCAATTGTCGCCTGTACATCCTCGGCTATTTTCTTCAAGCGGTCCCAGGGGTTAATGGCATTAAGAACAGCAGCAGTCATGCCCTTCATAGCATTATCGGTTTCATTCGGGAGCAACCCTACAACACGCGCTACACTCACTATACCGCCAGCTATTTGACCCCACGCCCATAATGCAGGACCTACCCGATTCTTAACTACAGCAGCAAATTTCCCAAAGACTTCAATTACAGCCGCTACATCGCCCGCTAGATCCTTCATGCCCTCGGTGAGGTCTTTAATAACGGCCACTAATGCGTCGGTTAGCCCAATAGAGTCGTTAACCTCATTGGCAAAGAGTGTGAATTGCGTGATGAGATTATTCCAGGCACCGGCTAATGTATCAGCGTTCGATGCAGCTCTAGGACCAAATGTCTTCTCAAGAAGTGCTGAAAGTTTGGGTAACATATCCTCAGCGAGGACTTCACCATTCTTCAACATCTTGTTCAGTTCAATGGTGTTGACACCCATAGCTTCTGCTGCGAGCCTGAATGCACCTGGGAGACGCTCACCTAACTGGCCACGAAGCTCTTCTGCTTGAACCGTGCCCTTAGACATCATCTGCTCGACAGCCCTAAAGATGCCTTCCATCTCAACGCCACTAAGACGTAGAGCTGCACCTGCTCTGGAGATGCCCTCAAATACTGTCTTGGCCTTATCCCCTTCTAGGGCGGTGCCCATCGCTGCGGCATTGAATCGAGAGAAGGATTTAGCTGTACCTACAAACTCTAAACCCATGCTCATGGCTAGATTTGTGAGGTACTTGATGTCTTTACCCACTTGATTAGCATCGCCTGATACTGCCAGGAGTCGTGCTTCTACTTGTGCCATCGCAGCATTAGCACGTATTGATGCAGTAGCAAGTTTATAGAAACCTACTGCTAGCCCTGTAACAGTACCAAACATTGCTGCCATAGCAAGTGTGGTACGGCTTGTGATAGCACTAAGACTTCGAAGTCTAGCACCAATACCCGATAGAGGACCTACGGCCAGTACTGAAGCAGACTCTAAGTTACGAAGCGTGTCCGTAAGTTTGCCAAACTTGCCTCCTGAGATTGCAGCACCCGCCTTCCTCGTAGCGTCACCCACCTTCTGCAGTTCATTCTGGAGGGCTAAGGATGCACGTGCCATTTGATGACTTGATAAAGTGCCAGAAGTTAGCTCTACAGCATAACGCCGCATGAGACCAGTAGTCTCAGTTATCTTTTGATTCCAAGCTGCTTGTGCTGCGGATCCTTCTGGTAATGCTGCGCTGATCTTCCGCATAGCAGATACTTGCCGCTGCATTTGGATCCAGGCCTTCTTCATCGCAATCTCTTGCGCACCCCATTGTTTTGCTTGGGCTATGCCTGCTGATGTAGTGCTCCTTCCTGCAGCTGTTACTGCCTTGCTCCAGTCCTGGATCATCTTCTTGGCGTCTTGCAAAGGCTTTGTATTAGCCTCGAAGTCGATCTTAAATGCACCAATAGTTATTGCCATGACGCAATACTCCTTCTACGACCCGCGCCCACGCTTATGTTTAGCTCTACTCCTGGCACGTTCCGCCTCCTTGGACTGTATCTTATTACGAGCAATGTAGTGTACTATATCGTCAAGTGTAGCTTCCTGTAGTACCTCGTGGAAGTACTTGCCTATCTCTAGGCTGTACTCGACGATGATTCGTCTAAAGGGTCCTCCACCATTGCCACCTCTGCATCATCGATAGCGACTTTAAGTCCGGTAAGACGCGCAATAGCCTGTTGCATTGCGAGAATGTCATCACCAAAGGGCCAAGCGAGGATTACAGCAGCGTCAGCTTTTTCAAATACGAGCTCATTAGTTCCTGGAACATATGCATACTTCACGAACATATCAACAGAACGTTGCTTGCTATCAATCTCGTCACTCATTTCCATGATTGTGGCCAGTGTTGGTTGGCGCAACTCCACCTCAGCCCCGAACAATTTAATTAGTTCAGTTTTCCGTTTTGGTGCGTTACCCAACAACTTGGCCCGCAGTTCATTTCTTTTAGTGCTCATACCTATTGTCTCCTTGCGTTATGCCATTATGGCGTTATGGCGTTATTATTGTTGTGATTGATTAGATTACCGTGAATGCGCCCGTACCCTGCATTTGTGCCTGGAAGACATTCATTGAACTCAAATCGCCACTAAGTGATGCGTCAGTTACAACGAACTGCCCTGATACACCATCCAATGGGGATTGACCAGGAGTACCAGTAGGCAGATAGTTCATATAGTATGTATTCAATTCCTGTTCCCAGGAATCTAGTATCATACGGCATCCTGCATTGAGTGTAGTACCCGCTTCGTGCTTCCAACCGAAGGGTATCTCTACCTCTGGGTTGGTAGACTCTGTTGGTACATACAGATTGAAGTTGAGTGTTTCTTGCTCCAGAGCACCTACTGCACCTGATTGGCTCTGAGTAGCAAGCTTGAAGAAGCCTCGTGCTACGGACAGCCCATCAC